GGAGTTCAGCTCTTTGACAACTTCTTTCTCCTGCGCTTTTGTCCCCTTGAAGCTTTCGAGTTTGTTTTTGTAGTTCTCGATCTCCATAGAAGCCTTGATGTAGGCTTCGTTGCCTGCTTTGAGGATTTCTTGCTGCTCCTCGAATTTCTTATCGGCTTTCGATGACGCCTCAAACGCTTTCATCAGCCAATTCACGAGCGACCCCAAAAGAACGACCAATGCTCCGATGCCGGTAGAAATGAGCGCGGCCCGCAGACCTTTCATTGCTACGGACATGGCTTTTGTAGCGACGGTTCCGGCGGTCGTCGCGGCAGTCTGTGCCGTTGTCGATGCGGTATTCGCCACTTGTGCGGCCGTCCCTCCTGCGGTAGCTGTATTATTGGCCGTCTGCGCCGCAGTATCGGCGGCCGTCGCCGTTGCATTGGCTACCTGTGCTGCGGTATTGATCTCGGTCGCGGCGGTTTCGGCGGCCTGCTCGACGGCACTCTGTCCCGTGAGCTTGTTCCACCACTCTTTGAGACCATTCAAGGTAACGAGGGTGAATGCCGAATCTTTATTGAGGGTTTGCTGTATCTGCTGCAATCCGATGGTAATAGCCATGAGGGATTGCACCTTGACCATGATCTTTTGCAAATCCTCATTCTCGCCCGCGAAAAGCGACATCGTGCCCTGTGCTACGGAGAAAGCCCCTGCGACACCTGAAAGTCCCGAAATAAGACCCTGCATACCGCGCTGGTCATGGGCGAGGATCGTTGCCTGCGCCGTGGCGTCGGCCCATGCGTCGGTGAGTTTTCCCGCCTCTTCCTGCAAGGCGCGATACTGTGCCGTGCCGCGCTGTCCCGATGCCTCCATCATTACGAGTTCTTCCCGTAATTGCCTCAATCGGGTGCGGAGCGATACTTGGCTGTTGGCACTCTTTTCGGCGGCCGCGGCCTCTTTCTTCAACCGCTGTTCGGTCTGATAGAGTTCGTCGCCGACTTTCTCGGCCTCGGTAACGATTTTCTTGCGTAACGCTATATTCTCCTTGATCGCCGTCTGCTGCTGTTTGAGGGCATCGTATTCGGCCTGAATAGCGGGAGTTGCGGCCTGCCGTCCGAGATTCGAGATTTCGGAGCCGAGCTGCCGATATTGCTCCTCCAACGCCAATACGGACGAGCGGTTGGTGTCAATCACTCGGTCGAGTTCGGCGTATGCGGTGTCGATGGTGGAAAGGGATTGCGACGCATTTGTGACGACTTCGATATTCAAGGTCGGGACGTTGGCGAGCAGTTGAGAGATTTTGGAAGTCTCAACTTCAACATTGGAGGTCAATCCAGCGACTTTCCCCTCGATCTGCTCGATGCCGGCATCGAAGCCGGACATATCTATCGCCGTGCCGAAACTTAATGCGCCGTCGTCGTTTTTCATATTCTTACAATCTCCTCGTCATCTGTGAAATCCGTGAAATTTTCAGGGTTATTCGCGTCTTTACTGCCATCGTAAAGCGGCGCGTTGCCGTTCTCGCCTTTGTCGCCGGGCATCGGCATTGCACGGCTATACATGATCGCGTTTACATAACTGATGTCGTATAAAGCGTATTTCTCTGTTACTCCGAGCGTTCTTGCGATTCCGAGAACGGTAGCCCAAATGCTGTCGTTCAGCCTTTTACCACTTCCTTTGTCGGTTTGAGGATATTCGCCTCTGACAGGGAAGTGGTAATGGCGAAAAAACTGCTGATCTCCATGTCTTGAAGCCGTTGTACGACGACGTTGAACAGAACCGTCGGACGGACGTTCTCTAAAATGGCTTTGGCGAGTTCCGCCCGTTTGTCGATCTTGATTTTCTTCTTGCTCTTGCGCTTGATGAGACCGAACAAATAGCGTTTCTCCTGCACGACGACGCGCTCCTCGGTGAGGCTCTTCGCTCCGAGGATAAGCGTCGCCGCGATGTCGCCGAGAGGCCGGAAAAACCGCGCATGATGCAGTACGGAATTTACGATCTCGGTTTTCTCCACTTTCTCCACAATCGGGAGGGAGGCGATGAACTCCGAAACGACGATGAGCGTTGCGATAGACGGCGGCGCTATTTCGTAGGTGACACCCTCAATCTCGATATTCCCTACATTTCTTTCGAGTATGGCCGATGCGACGCGGCTTTCGATAGTAGTCTGTTCCATATTCTGAATAAAATTGCGGAGGGTGGAGGATTCGAACCTCCGAAGCCTGACGGCTTGCCTCGTTAGCGGTGAGGTGCATTCAGCCACTCTGCCAACCCTCCGGATTGCGGTTTCTCCTCCAACCGCAAAGGGCGTCTTTCCGCTTGTCAGCATCTTGCGATGTTATGCCCCTGCTTGCGCGGCCCAGTCTGCGGCCTTGACGCGGAACTTCTTGTAAAGCTCCCCGTCGGAGCAGGCGAGCACCTTGAACGTGAGATCGACATACGATCCTTCCTCCTCGGAGCTGCCCGGTCGGAACGAAACATGCGACCGACGAATCTTGATGCCGATAGCACCGATATTCTTGGGCGTGAGCTTCACGGAAAAGTCGTCCGATACGACGTTGGTCTTGACGGTCAGCTCGTCGCCGTCCTCCGAGACCTCTGCCCCGTTGAACATCTTTTCCTTGTCGAAGTCCATCTCCTTGACGCGGGTCGTCAGGGTAACGACCGGCTCGCCCTCCTCTTCGGCAACCACGATCCCGCCCGTTGCCGTTGCGGTCAGCGTTTCGCCGTCCTCGGTGGCAAGCGTCGTCGATTTGTCGTTGATCGTCCCTACATCGGTCAGAGTGGCGGCCATCGCCTCGTCGTCGCCGGTCTTGCCGACTTCGATTTTGCACTTCGACCACGACATGATGATTTTCTTTGCCATAATCCTATTCTGTTATGCGGTTAAACTTGATTCTTGCGTATATGAAATGCTGCTCTATTTCCTCGTTGCGCATCGTCGTCGGTGTCGTATCGGTTTCGAGCCAGTATTCCGTACCACCTGCGGTTTCTACGAATGCGAGAAGCAGCTCCTCCAACTTGCCGATGCGGTTCTTGTCGGGAACCATCCGGCCGTCGGCATGAGGTATATCGGGGACATAGAGATTGAAGATCACCACGCCCGTTTGTACCTGTTCATCAAGTCCTGCGAGGAACTTGACGATCAAATCCTCCGTCGTGGCATTGGCAGGGCGCATTTCGGGTCGGTAAACCTTTCCTTTGATGGCCTTTCCGAGGTCGCTATTCTTGACGAAAGAATAGAAATCCCGCTCAATCTGCATCTCCGTTTTTATCATCTCGCTATTCGATTAGACCGTTGAGTAATTTCTTGGCAAGCGATTCGGCTTTCAACTCGGCGGAGGTGAGAACGTCCTTGTGGTGGACTGCTTCGACATACGCGGCGTATTTCATGCCTGCGCAGACGATCAGAACCACGCCCCACGGAAATTTCGCTTGCAGACTTTGGAGCAATGCTTCGGCGGCGGGCGGGCCGGCTTCGCCGTTGCCATCCTTGCCGCTGTATTGCTTCGAGGCTCCCGTCACGACGGGCTTCCCGTCCACAAGCACCACATAGCCTATTGATGACCTCAAATTGCCGGTAATATCGTTGTAGCTGCCACTCTCGCGGGCGATTCGTATGCACTCCTCCCCGATGAAAGAGAGTTGCTTCACGAGCAAGGCGACGATGTCTTTCATCTTGGCCTGCAATCCGGCTTTCAGCTTGCGCATGTCCGTTTTGCTGACGATGACGCCCTTGTATTTGCCGTGCGAGGTAGCGACTTTCGCCATATCACACCACGATTTGAGTTCTGCCTACGGTGGTGAGAGGTTCGGCGTTCATCACGCGGTATTCGCCGAGATTTTCGCCCATCCTTTCGAGTTTCACCCGATTGTAGGGGAAAGGGATGCACTCAACAAGGATCGTAAACGAAGCCTGCCGAAATTCGCCGTCTTCGTAACGCCCTTTGCGGTTATCGCTGTTGGTCTTGATGGAGCAGGGGATAGCCTCGCTCCATGCGGATTGTGCCTTGATAGGCTCGCCCCATTCGTCGATACCGCCCTCGGTGAGTATCTCGTAGCGCAATGTGCCGTTGTATCTCATATCACCATAGATGCGTGCCGTCCTCGATCACGCGCATATAGTCGGAAAGAACCTCATCCGCATTGAGACCATAATAGCCGCACCAAATCGAAAGGCTCTGTTTGAGGGCTTCCTCGCTCATTACGGAGGTCGATACGCCGTTCTCGGAGCGGCTGTTTTCGACATATCCGATGACAAGGCGGGCGGCAACCCGAAAGATCATAGGGTCTTTCGGGGTCGCCTCGGCCTTTGCGTCGATGCCCTCGTTGAAGAGCGCAAATTCGATGGTCGCGTTATCAGGATAGAATGTGTTTGCTATCGCATTGCACAAACTCCTCGTTGCGGTAAGGTTATCCACGGCTACTGCTGCGTTTTGAGGGTGTAGATGCCGTTCATTTCCGTAATTACGGGCAACGAGAGCGATTCGGCCTTGGTGAACTCAACGCCGTTGCTACCCTGCGTTTCGCCCACGCCCCATTGCGAGACGCGGATACGCCCGTAGTTGGAGTACGCTACTCCGGCCTCCTGTTTCAGCTCGTTGTTCGCCCATGCGTTTTTGACGATGCCGAGCTTGCCGTCGGGAATGAAAACCATGTTCTTCTCGTTCCACGGCGTATAGGGGACGCGGAGTTTGCCTTTCTGAATGCGAACCTGACGGCGGATAGGCTCGAAAACAGGGTAGCTGTTCTCCTGCATATAGGCGTTCAGGTCTTTCAGTTGCACGATCTTCGCAGATTTGTCGGTTCCCCAGATCATCTGCTTGATCTTCTTGCTGCGGCACATGTAGGAGATGCGCGACGGAGCGCAGAGGATTTTGCCGAATACGGTTTTGTCCTGTGCGGCGTCGATGATGCCCTGCACGTCCTCGAAGCAGTCCACCGTGTCGAGATTGGCATCCGTCCACGGGGTTTTGGACGACGCGATATTCTCGGCGGGCTGGTTGAAGTTGATCGTGCCGCGCACGCCACCTTCGGGGTTGATGTTGTCGTCGAGTTCGACGATACCCTCGTTCGAGAGCGGGCGCAGGAACAGGATGTCGAGCTTTGCGAGAACGGAACTTACGACCGTCGTCGAACTGCCCCACATCAGTTTGATGAGCTGCTCCGTCTTTGCCTTGTCGGGGAGCGACTTGCTGTCGAGGATTTGCAGAACCTTACGATAGTCCTGAATCGTCATCGGCAGCGTTACGGCATGATTGAGGATGCGCTCTTTCACGGTTTCCAGTCCCTCAGTACCGAGGATAGCCTCTTTCGACTGGTCGCCGATGGTCGGTGCGGCTACCGTGATGTTGTACTGACCGATGATCTCCTCGAAGTCGAGGCCGATAGTCGGGGTGTCCCAGTCGAGGAAACGCTCGAAGATTACGTTGTCGAAAAGCTGCTTGTGTAGTTTCGAGGCGGCATCGAAGCGAGCCTGTACGTGCTGCGTCAATGCGCCAAAGATTGAACTATAAAGAATTTCGGGCATGATCGTTACTGTTTAATGAACAGAATGTTCGGGTTTGCTTTGAGGCAGACCTTGCCGGGATTGATGAGCCAGTCTTCCAGCAGCGGGAAGTTCAGGCTCGGATAGAGGACTACCGCCTCGTATGCGGCATCAATCGTCGGGAGGCCCTTTCCGGTGAACTCCTTGACCGCGCCGACAACCATGTTCGGCGTGTAGAGAGGTGCGGCGGGGACGGCTTCATGGCCCCCGCGGGGGGCCGCTGCTGCCGATGCTTCAACGAGGATGTCGCCCTCGGCCAGCCCTGCGATGGCGGATGCGAACGTAAGAACATCGTACTCGGCATTGGCCGTGTCGATGGACTTGATGATCGGGGATTTGTCGGTTACTCCGAGTTTCATTACTACGTCGCCTGCGACGAAGTAATGCCCTTTGGCGACGCGGGGCGCGGTGGTCGTGCCTCCTTTGAGAACCTTGGCGGTCTTGCAAACGGCGGCACTCATCGCCTCGAAATCGACATAGATAGGAGTTCCCCGATGCAACACCGTTCCGACGGGGAAGTTCTGCACCGGCTTGAAGCCGCCCGGCAGAATCTTGCACTCGCCGCGCCAAATTTCGGGCGTGTGGCCCGATAGCTGCGTTTTCTTGAAATCAATAGCCATTGTTGCAATCAATTTAAGGGGTGAATGATTCGGAGCTGTTACTTGTTGGGAAGACTTTCGGCCCAAGCCTTGGCGTCGGCTTCCATTGCCTCCTTGCTACTTCCTGTTTCATGCGCCTGCTCCTTGGGCATGAGGTTGTTGGTGACTAACTCCTGCTTGTAATCCGCCAGCTCCTTGTCGAGGTCTGCATCCTCTGCGAATGAGACTCGCTTCATCAGGTAGTCGGGGATTCCGAGCTTTTTAGCCTTTGCCGAGATTTCGGCCTGTCGCGTGGTCTTTGCCTTTTCCGCTTTGAGCGCGGCGTTCTCGGTTTCGAGATCGGTCAATTTTTTTTGGAAAGGCTTGAACCATTCGGGGGCCTCATCTTCATTTCCGCCCTCATCTTCGCCCTCGTCGTTGGATTGCGGTTTCTTTGATTGCGGTTTCGGACGTTGCGTCTTCCTCGTGATCTCCCCCTGCATTGCCTTTGCATAGGGCACGAGCGAATCCACTTTCGCGGCGATGTCTTCGTCCGAGGCATCGTCGGCAAGACCCTCCGCCCCGATCTCTACGAGGTCGTCGAGTGCCTTGTCAGTCAGTCCCATATCCTTGCATTTTTCGGATAAGAGCTTGCGAAATTTCTTTTTCATAGTCGAAAAAAATTGTTAAAACGTATCGTTACGGACAAAGGTAATGAAAAATATCTATTAGGTATCTAAAATTTCGACAAAAATTATCTGTGTGGTTATGATATAGTTATCCGTAAATACACGTTTTTGACTGATTTTGAGCGCACTTTTTCTGCGAAAAAAGTTGCTTACTATAATAGTTGGCTATATATTTGCATCATCAAACAGATACTTAATAAGTAATAAATAACGACCAAAATTTATAATAGGCTATGACACGAGAAGAGTTTACCGAAAGAGTTGGCTTGAATGTATCGGACGGAATTTTTGAGGTATGGAACGGGGTGTATATGTCCTCGGATAAGGACAAGGACGAGTTCTGCAAACCATTCGCCACCAAGAAAGGGCATCTCGATCTTTCCCGGTCAATGGTGATCGAAATCGCCGAATTGAAGAAAAAGATCAGAGTGCAAAAAGAGAGCTATGCTCGGCAGGTCGAACTCGCAACGTCCTATCAGGATAAGTATTACGCGGAAAAGTCCAAGCACGATGAGTTTTATAAGAAATATGCGGAAGAGTGCGAAAAGCGATACGCACTCGAAAGAAAGCTCGAACAGATAATGAACCTAATCAACGCATAATCATGGATAAAACGAGACAGGCCAAGGCGGAAAGCCTGCATGAATGGAAGTCCCAAATGGCGGACTTCCTCCTCGAAAGAGCGCAGAAATTCGGCGACATTACCCTCCATATCAAAGCGGCCGATTTGATTGGCATGAAAGAGGTGATCCGTCGGAAAATCATCAAGGGCCTGCCCTTGTGGGAGGTCGATAGGGTTTGGTTGAAAAATAATCTCAAATAATCGCAAGTATGGAAAAGATCAAAATCAAGCATGTAGGATTCGATTCATGGGATCGGGAGGTATTCCAAACGCAGAAAGGGACGTATGTCGTGGATATAAGTTTGGACTATTCGCATCAGAATATGAGGCTCTGCACGAAGAACAACAACGAGTTCGACGGGGAACCGGATACGGCCCTCAAAACCGACGCATTCGAGATCGTCGATGATTTCGAGGCCGAGCAATAATCGCAAACCTTAAAAATTCAACGCAACAATGGCAAATTCAATCAATGTAAACGGATGCTCCGTCTGCCAGCCGGGACGAGAGAACTACACGAGTTTCACGGCCAAAATCGGCCGGAAAACGGTCAAAAGATGGCAATACGACTACCGCACGGAGAGCGGCGAACTATTTTCCTGTGTCGGGGAATCCCTCGATAACTGCCGCGCAAAGCGGGATTTATGGCTCTCTCAAAAGCAGTAGGATCATGGCAACGAAAAAGGCTATAAAGACCTACGAGGTTGAGGTTTCTATGACGTGGTCGCAGTCCTATACGGTCAAAGCCAAGACGGCGGCCGAAGCGCGACGCAAAGCATGGGAGAAATTCAAACGGCGTCCTCCGAAATCCTGCTTTACGCTCATGGAGGACAGAATCGACGAATAATAATCAACGCAACAGATATGGAAGAGAAAGATATTAAGACGGTCAAGACCACGCGGGGCGAACTCCGATACTATCGGGATTGGGGTAATTACGACGGGGGTGTTGTAATGCTGAACGCCCAAACTATCGACCGCTACAAGGCGATCAAGAATGAGCATCCCGACGCGGATAAATGTGGGGTTTTCTTCGCTTTTAGCCGAGAACAGTTCGCCGAGGGATACAAGCGTTTGGTAGAACTCGGACACATCAAAGACGGCGATAAAATATGCCAAGATAAGGACACGGGAGCTTTCGGTACAAAGGACGGACTTGCGGCATTCTTCAAGTTCTACGATGATAGCCGGGCGGCTATCCCAAAAGAATGCGATCCGCAGGAGGTTTATTTCTACGAATACAATAACCACGAGTGCATGATCGCATGGGATGGTGATAAAGAAGCCTATGACCTTATCGTTGGGTATTGGGGCGAAGAGGTGGCAAAAACGATTGAACGATTATAAATTAAAATTCAACGCATTATGGAAACGACATTGAACAACAAATTTTTCGACTTCGAGAAAGCAAAGGTGCAGACCCTCTCCCTCGATCAACTGGCGCGAACCCACAAGGAGAACGACATCTACGGCAAGCCGCTACGGGGCATTTACCACTATGATTTGCTGAATCAGATTATCGGCATGTGCAACGCGCAGAATTATGATGTCGAGGTTTACGACCTCTTTGCAGCACAGAATAAAGACCGCAATACTCCGGGTGTCGTCCTCTTACCGCAGGTAGAGGCCCAATACGGAGAGCGGGCCGTCGAAGCGCATATCCTCCGTCGGGTATTCGCCAACATTCGCATCACGAATTTCGATGATGCAGATCATACGACCAATCTTGCCGTCGCATTTCATCAGAAAGGAATACAGGTCGGATTCGGCAATATGGTGATGATCTGCCACAACCAATGTATGCTCTGCGCGGATCAATATATCTCGACCTATTCGGAGAAAGGATCGGGTCGGGGCAATGGTGTAACGATTCCCGAAATCCTCGACATCGTGAAGTCATGGATCGTCGATGCCCGCCGAATCGTCGTTACCGAGCGGGAGAAGATCGAGAGGATGAAGCAAATCCCTATCGACGCGCAGCAGATGTTTACGTTGATCGGGATGCTGACCGCCCTCCGCGTTAAATGCGATACTCATATCGCAGAAATCAGGGAGAATCGCACCTATCCGCTCAATCAGTCGCAAATCTCGCGGCTTACCGAGGATATGATGTATCGCTACTATCAGAACGGCAAGGTCACGGTATGGGATTTATACAACGGCGCAACGGAGTTGTATAAAGCCGATACGATGGATATTCCGGCCCTTTTGCCGCAGAACAGGGCGATGGTCGGGTTCTTGTCGGAGCAATTCGGAATTTAGCCATGTATCTCGATGCAACGTGCGAGGGTCTCCCGTCTTCAAAATGGGAGGCCCTTATGAAAGGTGCAAGGAGGGTCAGTTATAGGATGCTGGTATCGCGCGTCAAAAGCGAAATTCCGGAGTTGTATCGTGCGTTGGCTTTGAACCTATACAATCCGTGGGCGGATCAATGCAGGCAGACCGCCACGCATTTTATCCTCGTGCATTCGGCGATAGAGTATTTTATCCACAAATAGGGTGCAACGATGTTTGATGCGGGTATTGTCCTGAATATCGGTCTTATATATCGACGGGGTGCAATGGGTACAGCAACGACCCCTGCAACGACGGGTGCAACGATCCCTGCACAGAAGATAAGAATATATAGATATATTAAAAAGATAGAGGGGAAGTTTTTTCGATGCAAAATTATAGGATCAACCATCGGGCAAGACCCTCGTAAATTCATCCTTTGAAAAAGAAAAAAGTTCCGCGAAAAAAGAAAAATGAAAATGCCGCCAATTTTCGAATATCTGCGGTCGGGTCGGTAGATTGATCGATTCTTGCGCGAAAGCGTGGCAGAACGCCGGAAAAGCGGTAAATTTGCACAAGTATTGGATTATGGAAGCAAAGAAGATAGTGCATTTGCAGTTCAAGGAGCCGTACAACGGCGAAACCGACTTCTACTTCGGTTCCCTGAAAGCGATCTACGATACCGTTCCTATCGGGGCGGTCGGCATCACATACAAGTCCCTCACGAATGCGACGAGGGGCAGAAGCGAATACGAGAACAAGAAAGTCCTCATCCGCATCGGGCAAATCCAGCGCAAGACGAGAGGACGGTCATTAAAATCGGAGTGCGATGGATAGCATGGTATATCGGCTGACCTATGTTGCGGATTCATACGATCTCGTTACGCATCTGTATTTCGTCGATAGAGCGAAAGCGGAGGCTATGTATCGTGAAAAGCTGGCAAAGGTTTCATTTTACCGAAATGGCTATATCTACCTGCATACGATGAAAGAAAATGCCGACGGGGTGCTGGATATAGACGAAGTGATAGATTCTAAAAATTTTTGATATGATAGGTGCGATAATTGGTGACATAGTAGGCTCTCGATTCGAGTTCAACAATACGCGGGATGGAAATTTCGCGCTGTTTTCCCCGGAGTGCAGCTTTACCGACGACACGATTTGCACGGTGGCGGTAGCCGATGCGATACTGCGCGGAGAGGACTATCGGACGAGCATCCTGCGCTGGTGCAGGAAATACCCTAATCCGATGGGTGCATACGGGGCGTCTTTCGCCTTGTGGCTCAATTCTCCCGATCCCCAGCCGTATAACAGTTTCGGTAATGGCGCGGCGATGCGGGTCAGCCCTGTCGCCTATGCGTTCGATACGGAGCAGGAGGTGATTCGGCAGGCGATGGAAACGGCGAAGATCACGCATGACCATCCCGACGGAATCATCGGGGCGATGGTGGTTGCACGGGCGATTTACCTGATGCGGAGTTGCGATCCTTTCTGCGATGTTTTGGCCCTCAATCAGGCCCTCGAAATGGTTGGGATGTTCTACGGTGCGGACTGGGAGCATCACCTCATTCCGAGGGGTAAGTTCGACGAAACGTGTCAGGGGTGCGTTCCGCTGGCCTTTCATATCATCAAAGAGAGCGATTCATTCGAGGACGCAATCCGCAAGGCCATTCTCTACGGCGGTGATAGCGATACGCTCGGAGCTATCGTCGGATCGCTCGCAAAGGCCCGTTTCGGTGTCAATCTTACGACCATAGAGGCCGCGATGAGCTACCTGCCGGAAGATATGCGGAATGTTATTAAGAAATTTTATGCAACGTATTGATGAAAGAATCCGATTTACTGCAATACTGCCGCTATTATAAGGGCGAGCGGGAGAACCCATACGAGGGGAAAGATCAAAACAAAATGATGCTTTGGCTTTACGAGCGGACATGGGTTCACGACACTATGGCGGTCATTGCAAGAGGCGATGTGAATGCCTCTGAAAGTCGAAATCTCGACGAATATACTGCGGTCGGATTGGCAGAGTTCGAGAATGCGGACGGAGTGCCGATTACCTTGAAATCCCTGCTGTTTAATCGCTATGCACAGGGCAATATGTCGTCGATGATGGATTGTGTCGAGCCGTTCAAGAAATTCTACAAGCGATACTACAAGTAAGGGAGCGCAATCGCGCTCCCTTTGTTTATTTGAGCTGTCCGATCATTTGCAGATAGATCGTTCTGCCTTGCCTTTTGAGAACTCGGAATTGGCTGCCTCGCTGTCCGATCCACTCCTTTTCCGATCTTACCGATTCGACCGATTCTCCGTCCCATATTTCGCCGTCATACTCGAATTTGTTATAGTCGGTATAATGAGAAAACGGTTCGGCATAAACGCCTTTTGCTCCTTTGGGAACCACGATCACCAAATTGTATGAATCGCTGAATCCTCCTGACCTATGGATTGCCGTCGAGATGAACCCTTTATCAACGAATATATCCCCAACTTTCAGATCTCCGAGGCCATAGCCGAGTTCGTTGATCTCGAAGCTGCCGACGCCGCGTCTGACGACGGTATTTTGAGGCATGGAGAACTTTTCAAGTGCCCTCGTTAGGATAGGCAGGTCGTGTTCAAACTCATCGTTGCCTCGTGCCCCGTAATAGGTCTGTCCTCGCAGCGGCTCATTCAGATAGCTGTAAGTCTGCGTGTACTTTGTCAGGATGATCCGCTCCTCTTTCGTCAGGCTCTTCCATATGCTTCCGGTCATGGAGCGCAATCGGGCATCTGCATCATCGAATGTCTCGGATTCATATTGGTCGAGAAGTCGATTTATCTCCGCCTTGCTGATATTTGGCAAGGTGAGAGACTTGATGACCTTTTTCGCGTCGCGCCGTGCCTGCTCCATCTCGCGTTTTTGCTTCTCGGCGACTGCGAGTGAAACCTTTTGCTTGATAACAGCAATATCCTCGTCGTTGGCGATGGCATGCTTTGCATCGGCAAGGAGCTTTGCGACATTGAGGCTCTTCGGATGCGCTTCGGCCCATTGCTCGACAAGCGCGACATCTGCCATCGCTTGTTTGAGCGAAATCTTATAATTGACGGCGTTAAGCTCCTTGATGTATGCCTCCTGCGATACTTTCCATGTCGGGTACTTTTCCTGAACGCCTTTCATGTTGCCGCCGAGGAAGTCGAAAGCCTCGAAATGCAGCTTTTTCGCCTGCTGTTCGAGGGATAGGCCCGACCAGCTCTCGATCTTCGATTTGACGGCATTATACACCCCATGCAGTTGATCCATCGTGAACTGCTTATGCCATGAGTGAGCATTGGGGATGATGTCGGCGAGAGCCTGCTCCGCTTTCTTGGCGGCGAGGATGGCTTGCGCCACTTTCTTGGTCTCGGTCTGCATGGCCGACAGATCGCCCGCGTCGATATACTTTTGCAGGGCGGAGTAATCGACCTCGCCATAATCCCCGGCGACTTTGGCGATGTTATTCGCCGCCGTCTTGATTTGCTGGTGCTTCTTCTGACGTTCGGCCCACGCATTACGGATCGCCGCCTCCTGTTCTGGCGTTCGGGCCTCATGGCGTAATGCCGCCTTTTCCGCGATTGTAAGCTCTTTCGGCTTCGGGTCGAGTATCTGGTCGATAGCCGCCGAGTTATTGCGAATGAAGTAGGGTTCCGTGCCTCTATCGCGGGATGCAAGGATATTCTCCTTGTTATCCCGTACCCAATCCTTGAAATTAGCCGGATATTCGGAGATCTGCTTGCCTCGCGGGGTGTATTTCTCGCCTTTGAGAAATGCCTCCGTAACTTTCGCCATCTCGTCCTCGTCGATCAGGATAGGCGTTGCAAAGCAGAAGCATTGCACATGCCAGCCGTCGAATACGAAATCCTTTGGGTAGTCGCCTGCCAGCTTGTCGCAGATGTCTTTCTTCGGGTGATTCTTCGATAGCTGGATGCGCTGACCGAGGACGAAATCCATCTGCTGCCACCGCTCATTGTCGGCGCGGCGGTAGGCGATGTTTGTCTCTGACCTCGCAACGCGCATGGCATTCTTGGCCGAGGATTTGTAAACGCCCGATCCGGTTTTGTAGTCGCTACGGTCGTAGTCGATCCATCGGTATTTGCCCGTTTTCTCGTCCTTGATGCGCTTTTTCCACTTCCGCCCGTAGATAGGCTTGCCCTGCTCGTCTTCGCCTTTCTTGAAGCGGAAACGGCGGAACATCAGGTCGGGGTCGTTCAGGTATTGCCGGACTTTGCGGGATATGGATTGCGCCGAATCTCCCTCGCCGATGGCGACGGTCATGGCGATCTCCATTTCATCGCGGAGCTGCTGAACCGACTGCCATATCCGTTTTGAGAGATTGAGGCCGTTCTCCGTTCTGTTGGTGAAAGCATTCATCGCCGCCATATTGCGGTTGTTCCATGCGCTGAACTCCGGACTGGATAATACCTCTTTCCCAAAACATGAGGAAATGAGTTTATCGCATGCGTCGTTGGCCTTTTCCCATTCGAGCGTGATCCCCTTTTTGATAGCTGTCGTAGTCGTCGAATGCAGTTGCCGGAGCAATGCCTCGACTTTCTTTTGGATTCGCATATTATCCCCGTCGAAAGAGTACATGACCCCCTCGTCCAGCGTCGGTACGGATTTATTGAGAGCGAGGATTTCATTCACCGTTGCGGCGAATAGCTGCCTCACTTTCTCGGCGTAAGCCTCCGTGCGCTGGATGCGCTTGATGGTTTCCGCTTTCGGATCGGGAGAATATGCCTTTTTTGCCATTTGCTACCTACTTCTTCTGCTTCTGTTGCTGCTTTTTCTTCGGATCATCTTCATCTCCGTTTTCATTATCGTCGGGGGCGTCGTCGCCATCCGATGCGGATTGCGGGCCTGCACCCTCGATGTCGCCGAATATCTGTTGCTGCTTCTGCGCCCGTTCCTCCTCTTCGGCTTTCAGACGCTCCATTTCGAGCTTCTTATCCTTGACGAGAGGGTTCAGTTCTACGCCGGTTTCGGTTGCCATGATACCGCCGTCGAGGCTCTTGATGATATTTTCGAGGGCTTCCGCGATGTCGTCCCCGAACGGTTCTTGGAACTCATGCCCGATTTTCAGATTGTCGCATTCAGATTTCAGACTTACGTCGAGGACGTTGCTGATGATCGACGTAATGAGCGAAGAGGTGCGCGATAATAGCTCGTCGTGGGTTTCCTTGTGCTTGGCCGCCTTGATGTCGGCAAGCAACATCACCGTCCGCAGGGCCTTTCCCGACAGATTGCTCAACGATTTCAGCGTATCGAGTGAGATATTCGGGGTGAACGACTTGGAAAGGATATGATTCTGCAACCATTCGATTTCCTGCTTCTTGCTTTCCGGCGCACTATCCCATGTCAGGTACTTCGCCGCCTTGTCCACGCCCTCGGAATCGTTCGTTACGAGCAGTTTCGCCGCCTCTTTCTTCTCCGGCAGGTTCTTGATGAGGTCGGCGGCCATGATAGCGATAGGATCGGCGAAATAGTCGTTTGTATCGGCAGAGCGCGATCCGATCAATTCCTCACGATGGATAAGCGGCTCGACGCCTTTCCACTCTTTGTCCTGCTGGAAGAGGATGATCGGAATCTTGCCTATGAAATTCGTCTCCTCGACGACCTCCCATCCGATGCTCTTCCGCGTGCAGCGGTAGATGATGTTCGGGGTGTAGATGTCGAAGTGATAGACGAGGCTGTTTTCCTGTTCCCGTACATAGTAGCCCCATGCTACGGAAATCAGATTCTCGTATTGATCCCAGCGCGTGTAAATCTCATCTCCCTTGCTCTTGGCGAGCACTCGAATCTGAACGTCCGGCGCGTCGTTCGCATCGCGGAAAACGCGGAAAAGCATCGCACTTTCGGTCTCTGATCCGGCGATACGCTTGCATTGGCGGAGTTTGCTGTTGAAGTGAGTGTGCTCGATGACATCCTGAAATTTTTGGAACGCCCGATCTGTCCCTGTGGATTGCTGCGTCCATTTCACCGGACGACCATAGAGGAATACGAGGGCGATTTCATTGATGTAAACCTGATAGGGGATCGGCAGCTTCCATACCGGCTCGAACCGGATGAAATTCCCCTTTTTGTCGGTGATGATCTTGTCCTCCCGCTTCATGATTTCATGGGAGGTTACTTCATACTCTTTGAGCGCGGCAATCGCCATATCCATACGGTTGCCCATGCGCTCCTTGACCGCCGAAATATCTTTGGCGGCCAACAGCTTCTCAAACTCCTGATTTCGTCCTACAAGAGCATTGAGATAATTGCGAAACAAATCAAATAGCATCATATCCTTAAATTTTTGGTTTACATCCCTAAACTCGACTTGCTCAATATGTCGTAATCTATATCATCATCCTCGTCATACAGGTCGTTGATCGCATATCCGAGAATATCGACGAACTCGTCGTGCGGCTGGCTCGGAAATCCGCATACTTCATCGAGAAAATCGTCGTTCCATGATCCCTCGACGATGAACACCCGCCCGCACTCCACACGCGGCGAAACGGCCCGCAATCGTACCTCCTTGTCATCGGTCGGCGTGGGTGTCCGCTTGACATTGAGGGTCGAAATTTCTTGAAGCATCTGTACCACGCTCTCGCCGTTGGCTTTCGGCTCGACATGGAGCTTGCTCTCGGAATTGCCGTCATGCGCCGCGATGTATTGAGGCAGAAACCGCAATAGGTCGGGCATCTCCTTATACACTTTCTGCGCGTCGATCAGATAGATGTAATTCCTGATACGGCAGGCTGCCAGTACGCCGCTGGGGTCGTTATCTTGGCCCTTTTTCTTCTTGTTATAGGCCGTATCGAGGTAGAAGTGTATCGGCTCGTTGAACCGCAGCGACCGGAACTCTGCCAGCGAGATCGTGCGGAACCAATCCCTTTTCACGATATTGCCGCCCTCGATGGTCGGGTGCTGCTGATACAGGGCATTGAACTCGCGCGGGGCACGGGCTTTCTGCTTCTGCAACTTCTCGATGGAGTGGCGCGACGGCCACAATGCGTCGCCGATATGCCGTTCGCTCAATCCGCTGTCGTATTCCTGTTCGCAGATCGCAGGGATGGCGAGTACCGTCCACTCCTGCGGCTCGGCTTTGAGGATGCGTCCGGCGAGGTCGTCCTCATGCCATCGCGTCATGATGAAGAGCTGCCGCGAATTATTGTGCAGACGGGTCGAAAGGACGGTGTTGTACCAATCCCACACCCGCTGTCGGTAAGTGATGGAGTTTGCCTCGTTTGCATCCTTTACCGGGTCGTCGATGATCGCAATATCGACGGGTGTACCTGTCAAAGAACCTCCTACGCCGACCGCCTTGTAAAATCCTCGATGTCCTACCATCTCAAAGAGATCGACATTCCTCAAATAACCCCGCGAATCCGTGCGGATATTCGAGCCGTTGAGATAGGTTTCGGGGAATATCGCCTGATACTCCTTGCTGTCTATCGTTCGCTGAATCGAGCGCGAAAACTGCTGCGCGAGGTCGGAGGAGTAGGAGCATCCGACGATTTTCAGGTCGGGGTTTTGTCCGAGTGCCCATGCGGGGAAATTGCGGGAGATGATTTCCGACTTTCCGTGCTGCGGGGGCATGAAAACCATCAGGTTTTTGATTTTGCCCTCCAACAGCATTTGGCAATGATCCGCGATGAGCTTATGGAACCACTCTAACTCGTATTTCGGATTACTATAACCGAGGAAACGCGAAAAGGAGGTCGGAGCTTCGAGTTTCAATTTCTCGCGCTTCAACCTCATCAACTGTTCGCGTACCTCGATTGTAGATGATCTCATTATTTATCCGCCTTATCCTCAAACTTTTCAAGTCGTGCGATTTCTGCATTGATTTCATCGAGTGTCATAGGTTTTTCGTCGTCCTTTTTGAGCGTTATATCGTTGCGCAGCCTGTTCTGATAGTGTTCGGGGTCGAGATTCGTCAGGAGGAAAATCGCGGCCCCGATGTTCGGCTGCACATGGATTTTCTTCCTCTTCATCTTGAACGGGGTCGGCTGTCCGTCCGCTCCGACGCGGAACTCCTGCTCGGTTTCCTCATGCTCATACCCTTTGGCGGCTTTGGATAGCGAGATGGCGAGATCATGGGTAAGATTCTGCTTGAAAACCTCCTTTGCCCGTTCGATGGCCTCTTTGAACTGCGGTTTGCCTTTCATCCACAGGCGATAGGTCTTTTCGTCGATCCCCATCTCGCGGACAAACTCTTTCAGCTTCGCCCCGCCGTAGTCGATCAGGCCATGAGCGGCTACCCATGCCTCGCACTCCTCGATTTTGGCCGCATTGTATTTAGCCATTGCTATTCAGGTCTATGAGTTTGTAAAATTCCTTGCGTAGATCGGAGTTCAAGTTGAAGACGCCCGTAAAATGCGCTACGGACATCTTGCCGTCGTTCCGCACTCCTCGCATTGTCTTGCACAGATGTTGCCCTTTCATCACGATAGCGAAGCCGAGAGCCTCGTTGTTCAGGGCCTCGGAAAGCATCTGCACGATGTCCCGCGCCGGCCGCTCCTGCAACTGCAAGCGGGCGGCGCAGTAGCCTACCACGCGGGCGACTTTGCTGATGCCGAGGATGCGCCCTTTCGGGCTGGGAATGTAGGCGAAGTAATACCGGCCGAAGAACGGCAGGATATGATGCTCGCACATCGAATAGTAGTCGCCGCAGTCGAACACAATATCCGACAGGCCCTCCTCATTGGCGAATGTGGTGATCTTCGGCTTCTGCGCCGGATCGTAGCCTCGGAATATCTCTTTCCACATCCGCATAATGCGGTCGGGCGTGCCGATCAGTCCCTCGCGGTCGGGGTCTTCGCCGATGGCGCGGATGAGCGTTTTCAGCGCACCGATAATATCTTCTGCGTTTGGAGTGATAGCTTCCATTTCGGGTGTGATTTGATGTAGTTGATGGTTGCAGCGATGTTCTCCGAGTTTCGCGCCTCGTCCTTGAAATCGCAGGGCTGCAAGTAGTATTCTTTGGCCTCGATACCGTCGTATGCCGACATGTCCTGCTCCTGATAGACGACTTTCAGCTCGTCGATGCGTTGGAGCCGCAGCTCGGCATGAGGGCAAAAGTCGAATTTCGGCGAGCAGGTGATCCAGTCGATAGGGCAGTAGCCCTTGATCGGAATCGTGCCGTTGGTTTCGATCTGCACGAACTTCCCTGCGCTATGCAGATGATTGATGAACGACAGGGTGAGTTGCAGCATCGGTTCGCCGCCCGTAATCACGACGTGGTCGGCCGGAAAATCGGCGATTTGACGCATGATCTCCTCTTCGGTGAGGTCTTGGTAGGGCTGGTGCTCCGTATCGCAGAAATCGCAGCGAAGATTGCATCCTGCAAGGCGAATGAAGACCGCCGGAGTGCCGGTATAGCGGCCCTCGCCCTGAATCGAGTAGAAAATTTCGTTTACCCTCATAATGCGCCCTCCTCGTCTTTGTTGGTGTCTGCGACATAGATTGCGACGTTGCCCTCGCTCTCCTGCACCGTCGCCTTGTAGCATTCGGGAATCTGCTCTACGATCCAGCGGGCGATGTTCTCGGCCGTCGGATTGAACGGCAGCAGCTTGTTGAAGTTGCCGTGATCGAGGTAGCCGTGAATCTTGTCCTTGATCCTCTTGAAATCGCAGACCATTCCATCGGCATTCAGTTTTTTTGCCTTGCAGAACACCGTTACGACCCAGTTGTGGCCGTGCAACTGCTGGCATTGGCTTTTGTAGGAGAGGGTCAGCCGATGGCTTCCCGCGATCTCCATTCGTTTGGAAACGTAATACATTGCTATTCTTCTTGATGTTTGCGAGTTAAGAGGTAGAAAAACGGCGTGTCGCATAGAGCCAACCCCGCTTTGAGCAGGTATTGCCCGATGACCATGCCGAGGACGAGCATCATGCCGCCCTCCTGCATGAACCATCCGAGACCGATGCCGAATGCGATTGAGATATAAATCGCCGTGTCGATGATCTGCGAGGTCAGGGTCGATGCGTTGTTCCATATCCACCGCCGTTTGGGATTGCCGCAGAACCGTCCTCGTATCTTGTGGAATATCCATACATCCCAGCTTTGGGAGCATAGATAGGCGACCAGCGACCCGAATACGAATACCGGCGTCTGACCGAGCAGCATCCGGTAGGCCCGTTGCATTTCCTCGTCATAGGCGGGGAGATACATCGTCAGGATAATCAGGACGAGGGCGACAAGTTGGGCTACAAAGCCCCTGATAACGGCCTTGTTCGCCTCTTTTTTGCCCCATATCTCGCCGATGACATCCGTACATAGGAAAGTCATGGCATAGGTCAAAGCCGCGCCCGGAATGAGAATCGGAACCCCGCCGATATGGATGCCGGTATCGAGAACCTTGCTCGTAACGACGTTCGCCACGATCAGGCACACGACAAACACGACATTCAGCGTGATGAGATTGGCGTCATTCCGTTTCATACTCCGTCGTATCTTCGATTCCGGCATCTCGGAGGGCTTCCTTGCGCTCGACGCATGTCCCGCACTTGCCGCAATGCTTTTCGCCGCCCTTGTAGCAGGAGTAGGTCGTGGAGTAGTCGAGACCGAGCCGTTTGCCGATGCGGGCGATGTCGGATTTGCTGATGCCTGTATAGGGCGCGTCGATCTGTACCCCGATGTAGGTGCCGTGCCGCATGGCCTCCGACATGGAATGCACGAATCCCGCGCGGCAATCGGGATAGATCGCATGGTCGCCGCCGTGATTGGCGATGAGTACCTTGCTCAACTTTCTGCTTTCGGCAAGCCCGCAGGCCACAGAAAGCATGATGCCATTGCGGAACGGCACGACGGTCGATTTCATGTTTTCGGCCTCATAATGGCCCTCCGGCACGGCGTCCGCGCCCTCCAAAAGCGAGGATTTGAAATACTGACCGATGAATGCAAGCGGGATGATGATGTGTTCGATGCCGAGCTGCTGGCAATGCCGCGCGGCGCACTCGGCCTCGCGCTTGTTGTGGTTGCTCCCATAGTCGAACGTTACGGCCAATGCGATTTCCTCGGCCTTTTCATGCAGGAGGGTGATGCTATCCATGCCTCCCGATACGATGATGACAGAATCTTTCATATCCTTGTTGCTTTTTAAGTAAGAATCGGAATTACAGGAATTTTTCGGCGTGTCGGCTGAACTTGACCCACTCGTTGAAGTTGTTTACCGCGCCCTCTCTCGATTTGAGCCTGCATCCCTCTTTGCTCATCTGCTCCATCAATCCGGTGCGCGGGTTGAACTTGCAGATGTAGCCGCCGCGATTGCCGTAGAGCCATACGGTGCTATCGACCGAATCGAACCGATACTTTTGCAGGTTGGCGACGGTGGTGTATCCCAGCCCGTGAATCTTCGCCTTGTGCTTGTGGGCGGTGTTGATGAACCACGGAAACGCCGTCTCATAGACTTTGCGGGGAATTTCTTTCGTTACGATGCCTCCGATGGCGACATAGGGGTATTCCTCGCACATCTTGACGAAATACTCCTTGCCTCGGTTCTTGTGCCATACGGGGATGGGCTTCTTGCCCGTCATCCTTTCGAGCTTGTGCCGCAACCGCTCGACCTCCGCCAGCCCGACGACGCTGTCAATATCCAACTCGAAAAAGAGTTTTACGTCGAAGCGGTTGATGAAGTCGGCATACTCCGATACATAGGCATCCCAATCACAGCCGCCCTTGTGGGAACCGGCCATGAACGTATAAGCCCCGCTATCGAGCAGGAATGACCCGAAATGCCTGACGAGAGGCATGAAATCCTCGTTCTTCCGCAGGTAGTAGCTTTCGAGGACATTGATACCTGATAGGGTGCTATCCCCGTCCCCGACGAAGAAGTCCGCTCCGTAGATGGATTCCCGCATTATTTTGTCCTTGTCGCCCGCGAGAAAGCTGTTCATCGCTTCGATGACTTCTTTGCGGATGTTGGGCGATGCACAGTAAACTTTCATAACCTTTTGCCAAAATTCGCGGAGGTTGCCTGAAATTCCTCCGGCAAGAAATATCCTCATAGCATCCTTGTTAATCTCTTTAAGAGGTATTCTATTCAAATACTCTGAAATACAGGTCGTTAAATACCACCCCCCCCGAATTTTCCGAGACGTTCGCCGATCCAGCTCTCATACAAGCGGATCAGGATTATGCCCGGATAGGGATTGTTGCCTGCGAGATGGATTTTCATCACTTGATCTTGATGCCCTCGAACTCGCCCATGAGCGTTGCCTCGATACGGGATTTGATCTCCTCCTTTTGGTCGGCATACTCATCGGGAATCGAGACGGTGATCTTCTCGCCCTTGTCTTTCTCGGCCTCCTTGTCAAGCTTGTCGAAAAAGCTATCTACGTCGATCTCGCTTTCATTCATCGGCAGATCGAGGCCCCATGCGGCCAAAGCATCGGCGTCCCATTCGTTCGCCAGCATCGACCACTCCCACCGACCGAAGCCGGAGTTATCGAGAATCGTGTAGGCTTTCAGCTTTTCAATGGAGGTTTCTTTCGGGATGATGACGCACGGGGCATCCTTGTAGCCGAGGTCGAGCATGGCTCGATAGCGCATATTGCCGCCGATGATGATATACTTGCCGTTGTCGAGCGGATATACCAGCAGCATACGGTATTTCATCAGTTCGGGGTATGCCTGAATATCCTTTTTCAGAAGGTCGAGCTTCGTCTCCAATATCTCGCGGGGATTCGCGGGGAGGCCGTCGAGCTGACCCTCGTTCAGCTCCAACCGATCCAATTCCAGCGAGACGAAGTCGGCGTCGATGGCTTTCAGAGGCTTGTTCTCTTTACTCATAACTGTTCATTTTTAAGATAGATACCACAAAGGTATAAAAATAGTACCTAATAGGTAGCTATTAAGGCAAAAAAATAAAGTTTACTTCAAATAAGCGTCGATTTCGGCCATGAACTCGTCAAAAGAGCGGCAGATGACATACTTGTATCCGGCCCATTCCGCCCGCTCCTGCCATGCCTTTTGCGATGGTTGCTGTCGGCCCGTCGGGGTCTTCATCTCAATACATAAGCCGTGAAACCGCTTTGCCGGGAACAGGAGCAGGAGGTCGGCGACGCCTTTCATCGTTCCCTCGGCTTTCATGATCGCCGCCTCGGATCGAAGCCGTGCCCCGCCGTTCGGGACGGCGAAGAGGAGCAAGGCGAGCTGCGGGTATTTCATTCGGAACCAACGGACGCAGGTCTGCTGGATGATGCTTTCCTGATGCCTCATATCAATACCGAAAATCCGTGAAATGGATGATGACGCCGTGAAAAACTTTATCCCCTTTCGGGTGTCGGCCGAAGAACCACTCTTTGAAGTCGGTTGTATTCAGTCCGTCGTTTTTGGCGATTTCATAGCAGTCCGCGTCGATCCATTCCCGACCGTCGATGCGGGCGGTGATCGTATCGTTTTCGCTATGATAATGCAGCTCTATCCGCTGGATGCCGATAGGCTGGTCGAGGTGGGCAATTTCTACCTGCGGCGAGTTGTACGGGCGTCCCGACCATTGGCGGATCGAGAGGCAATAGCCGCCCCGTTGCATCTTCTCCGCGATGGCGTTCCATTGGTCGAAATTGCCTCGGATGGTATGCAACTTACAGCCTGATGCGAGCTTTTCCTTGAAGCCAGTCGGCTGGCCTTTCCGGCTATGCGTCGTCGGGAACACCCGCGACAAGGTGATGACGATTTTCTTCTTTTCCATTTTTCGTGGTGTCGTTTGTTCCAAATGGAGGAAATTCGGGCATGTTTCGGTATCCATATCGAAGCATGCCATAATAAACGGAGCGGGCGGCAATTTACGCCGCTCCCATGCGCGGAAGAGATGATACCTCCGGCATTGGTCGCTCAACAGGCAGCAATAGCCGCTGCAATGAGCTATGTCTTTATTGTAGGTTGTTTCCATGATTCAAAACTTATTGCTATTTCGCGCGGAAATGCGGGTATTTTACATTATCTACTGTCGGCCTTAATGGTAATTGCGTCGCATCGGATTCGAGCGTATTCGCTGCCAAAACGACCTCTTCGGATAACCTTTGCAGGGACGGCGGGTTTCGATATAACCCCATCCGCATTGTGGGCGTTGATATACCCATGAGATCAGGGAATTTATGACCCGCTCCAAATCCATGAATACCTCTGCCAGCCCTACCATGATGCGCCCTCCTCAAATATGTTCCGTTGTTCGGGTTGCTTGGTCGCCGGAGTGCCGAGCGCGTCATGCACCCGCGCAATCTCGGCATCGACTTCCCGCTCGACCGCCTTACTCTGATTGAGCGCGGTTTTCGACCGAGTGCGGAAATACTCCTTTTGCAGCTTCCGCATGAGAGCTACTTTGTCGAAGAATTGCCGCGCGTTCATTTCTCGGCGATTTTATAGGCATCGACAATCGGGGTCTTGACGATGGAGGCGACCTCATAATCCGATACTGTACCTCTCATACCCTCGGCGAGGTTCTTGGCGGCTTGATTCAGGTCGGATGCCTGTACGAGGATATAGATCGCTTTCTTGCGCTCTGCGCCCGTATTTTCGTCGAGCGTGATGAGGTTGATCTTGGCCTTGTAGAAGTGATCGCCGTTCTCATCCCAAAAGATTTCCGAGATGTTGCTGCGCTTCACGGCCGATACCGAGAATGCTCCCGACGTATAGGGCATCATCTCGTTGGTGATGCGGGCCTCTGCCTCCGTGAATGAAAGGGCATCGACCAAATACGGCTCCGTGATGGTTTTCAGAGAACCGTTCTCTCTCGTCTTTTCATAACGAACTTTTGTTGTAAACCACATGATGATAGATGTTTTGAGTTAGAATTTCGGGGTGTCTTTGGTTATGCGGCGCAAAGCGCGGATCGCATTGTCTATCGTCTGACCGACGACAAAGGGATGCGGCGGCCTCCCGTTCCCGCCGCGCCTCCATTTTTGGTAATGATGTAGTGCTCGTAGGGTTTCCACGTCCGACATATGATCCTCTTTGAATTTGCAGAGGTCGTCGCATCGGTATTGATTCAGAGTGATGATGCAATGTCCGTAGCCGTTTGCATCTTCATTCTTGAAAAAGGCGCATTCGCCGCATTTGCAGGGTCTCGTCATGTTTTATTCGTTTTGTGAGTTATTCATTATCTTCATCTTCAATTTCTCCCGTAGGCTCTCGGATGAATCCGATTTGCCGGATTTCGGGGCCGCTGACATCTTCAAAGATTACGACGGCAATATCTCCGTCAGTCTTGCATCCAACCAGCCGACATCCGGACGGGATGCAGACCTGAATCTCATAGGTGCGTTTCATTCGATTTCTCGTTTTTTAAGAAACACATCCATATCGTTTTGCCGCCTTTGCCGGACGTATGTCCGAATAGGGGCTTTTGTCCGATGATCTCGATGATCCGCGCGGTGGGTATCTGCTGCTCATTCCATTTGAAGATGAGCGTTCCGTTCGGTTTGAGAACACGCATACATTCTTCGAATCCTTGCCGGATGTCATCCTCCCATGAGGGGAGGAGGCGACCGTATTTTTTCGCCAGCCATGACGATTCGCCGAGGTTATTCAGATGCGGAGGATCGAACAGGACGAGATAGAACGAATTATCGGGAAACGGCATCTTGCGGAAGTCCCCGACGACATCGGGCCTGATCTCCAATCTGCGCCCATCGCAAAGGGTATGTTCCTCGCTGCGGCAGTCCATGAAGACCGTATCGGGGTTGTCTTTGTCGAACCAGCACATCCGACTGCCGCAGCAAGCATCCAAAATCTTTTTCATACGAATAGCGATTTTGAAATTCTTGGTAATACCTTTACTCTTGCCTCGGCACAGAAATCCTTTTTGATCTCGAATCCGTATGCTTTTCGGCCCATATTGGCAGCCGCGAGCAGGGTTGTTCCGCTTCCTGCGCACGGGTCGATGACTACATCCCCTTTGTCGGTGAATATCTCGATCAGGCGTTCCAGCAGGGGAACGGGTTTCTGCGTCGGGTGGATCTTCGGCGTATCTGTATCGCGTACCCAATCGAAGCAGTTGAATATCATCCTCCCGTCATTGTTGAATTTCGGTAGGCGGTCGCGGTAGAGAATCAATCCGTATTCGCAGTTGCCGACGACTTTCATGTTGGCTTTGAGTACCTGCGCGGAGAAATCCTTGCGGAATACGAGCGGGATGTAGCGTTTCAGTCCATATCGTTGTCCGAGTTCGATATAATAGTGCATCTGCTCGAAAGGACAGAAAAGGATCATACAGGCCGCGCCTCCTTTCGATCTTCCCCCCCCCTCGGATTTCTCCTCTTTGATAGGCTTGTCCTTACGAAGCATTTGACTACAAAAGTGCATGAACTCCGCAGGCCGGAAATCCTTGTCGGTGTCGAAAAACTGCTTGCCTGCGAGTGCGCTCTCGCCGTTCTTATTGTCGCCATCAACATACCATGCCGGATTGCTGGCATAGGCATTCGCACCGAGGTTATACGGCACATCGGCGATGATAAGCTGCGCTTTGGGGATGCCGTATGCCTTGAAATTTTGAAAATGATCGTTGAATAATTCTATGTCTTTCATAGTGTATTTCCGTTAATTGGTAGCCATTGGTAGAGGCTCGGTTTGCGCTCTAAATCGCCGCGCCATTCGGCGGCATTATCGTAGTCGATGAGTTCGATGCTCCCATCCCGTTTGTCCCTGACAAGACGCGGCAGATTGCGAAATATCTCATCTATGGCGTCATCGGTGGCAAATCCCCATTTCGGGTCGGCCTGAATGTCGCGCCATTGCGTCAGAGAAGAAAGCCGATATTTCAGGTCGGCAACCTCTTCGACTTGCTTATCCAATGCCCGCTCGTATGCGGCAGCGGTCTGCGGGGCAATATCTTTCGCCTTGCCGATGTTGCGCCAATAGCGGCGAATCCAATTCCACATTGCATAGTAGAACTTATCCCGCATATCCCGCCGGAGCAAATCGGCCTGCGTGTCGTACTTGGCCTTGTGGAGGCATGGAGCGGACTTGATGCAGCGGAATGTGCCCGAATCGGTGATATACATCAGCCCTGCGAACTTCGGGCATTCAGCCTCGGAGATGATCCCTTCCGGACAGACATACCAAAAGTAGTTCGGTCGTCGATCGTCAATTGTTCCATCCGAGGCGGATAACCCTTGTAAGATGCGCATCTTATTCTGCTTATGGATTGCCTCATTCAGGAAATCCGAGTGGCTGATCTTGATCTCGCACTCGTACACGTATCCGGCTTTGGAGATTGCCAAATAATCGGATTCCCACGCATAGAAGATGAAGCCGACCATCTCGAAAGCGGGTTTTGTCAGAATTGGATGATTCCAATACAACGCCTGCTGGATGCTCTCCTCGGTGTGTTTCGGTTTGGTCGGGGTTTCTCCCCGTGTCCCTCGCATTCCCATATCGCTACATCATTTCGCGCCAGCCGGTGACTTTGGCGTGGGTTGAGTGTTCGATGAAGAATCCGCCCAATTCAGGCGCATAGAAATCGGTCTGAATCTCCCCGCTGGAACATTTTACGAGGACATTCTTATTCGCTTCGGGCATGAAGTCTTTCGGGTCGATCCAGCAGGTGTAGAATCCCTCCATTTCTTGCTCGGCGAGTTCGGCCGCATGGGTCATTGCCGCCCGGAGCTGCCATTTGGCGTGGTCGCTCATCTCTACTGTGAGATGAGCCATGCACCCGTCTATAAATTCTTTTGCTTTCTGACTTTTCATTCCTCGGTCATGTTTTGGACAAAAAGTAGTTTTGTCGCACATTTGTCGGGGTCTAATGCGCAGGCCCCCGTTTCATAGCATGCACATTCGCTGCAATACGCTTTAATCGCTTTCTCACGCATTCGCATCTCGGCATCCTGCTCGGCAAGTTCGATAGCGGTAGACACATCCCATCTTGACACGACCAACTCGCGCCCTCCGAATCTTTCAGCATACTCTTGTGCCGTACACGTGGCATGTGTAATGTATTCCTTTGCTTTTTCGCTTTTCATGGCTCAATCGTTTTCATCGTTATCGTCATCGGGATAGCTCACATCCTCATAGTTCACGCAGAAGTCGAAGCCCGGATCATCGTCGAATACGCCTTTGGTTTGGCATTCTTCGTATTTTCGGCAGTTGTAGCAATGACATTCGTTTATTTGTCTGTTGATTTTCATGGTTCTATTCTTTGCGTAATCGGATGATATATTCGGCATTCGCGCATCCTTTGTCGATCATCTGAATACCGAGGAGTTTGTCGGCGGCGTAGGATCGTACCCATTCTTCGTCGCATGGAGCGAGCTGCTTGCCATCCTGTGTGTTTCCATGAAGAGCGAAATGATCGTCTTCCTCGACAATGCGGCATGGGTAGGATTTCGCTATACGATTCATGAATCGGTTGATTTTCTGCACATAGTAGGGAAATGGTGCTTTAATAGTTCGATTACCGTCGTCATCTTCCCGATAGCAGTTCGGGCAATAATGATGACTGCTTACCGAGTGCCAATCCTCCTCGGATGCTTCTTCTTCCGCTGTGCTGCGGTCATACCAAGCACTATTGTCATTGCTATTGATGAGGGTCTCCCCGCAACGGTCGCATGTAACGCCGTATAAGATTTGAGGTTCAATCATGGTTATTAGCTTTCTTTGTTGGGTAGTTCTGTTAAAATTCCGATTTCTTTTACCGCTTCGAGGATGTGTAGAATATCCCGCATTGCCGAAAGCATACGAGGATCAATCCCCTCTACGGAGCAGTTTTTAATCACGTTTCTCTGAAAATGAATCAGGAAGTCCATGTCGTGATTAAGGATTGCGGTTATAATTCTCTTTGCCATAGTATTATGCTGCTATTTGTATCGGACGCCAATCGCCCTCAATTAATCGGGCACAAAGGGCCTCGCAGAGAACCCGCGCCATATTGACCTCGACCGCGTTACCGATGAATTTCTTTTGATCGGCCTGTGTCCCGACGAGAACGTAATCGGGGGGAAAGCCCATGATCCGTTTCAATTCGGGAATGCGGAGCATCCGCATCTTTATATCGACGATGCCGTACAACGCCATGAATCGCTTGATTTTTGCCATCGCCGGACTGTCGTCAGAGGTTATTGTGGTTGTGCTTTCTTGCTGCTCCATTCGGCAGGTTACGAGCTGGAGTTTCGGATTGGTTGTAACCGTCGGTGCAGGGCTTTCGATGTCGCAGGGCGCTCCGTTCCCGTACTGCATATCCACGAACGCGAGCCTATCCCTTGTGGTCAGCGTCGGCGCGGGTGCGTCGATGGAGTGGTTATGCCCGTTCCCGTAATATGCCGTGATGAACGAGTGATGATCCCATGTCGTTATTGTCCCCGCAGGCTCTTCGACCGAAACGCATTTGCCCTCCGGACTGCCTCCGTAATGCTTGGAAAGGAAATTGACCTGCGCAATGCCGAGCCTATTCTGCGTTGCAACGGTCGGGCAAGGTTCGTCGATGCTCGGTGCGTGGTATTTCCCGGTTTGACTCATCGAGTTCCATTTCACCAAGAATGCCTCTTTGCCGCCTGCAACAAACTTGATGAGACCCGCGTAGATGCGTTCGAGGGTCGCATCGACGAGCGGTTTCTTGCGCCCGAAAATACTTTCGCCCTCATCGGAAAAGTCCAGCACCTCGCGCACGGGCTTCCAGCGTTGCGTCCGACCGAATAATCCCGTTGCGCCGTCCTTGCTGTGCGTCGGTTCGGGGAACACTATCGGGAGGCTCTCTTTGGCGAAGATGCCGAAGAATCGGCGACGAGTGGTGTATGCCCCGTAATCGGCCGAGTTTAGAATCCGATGCGCGAACCGATAACCGTAGCCGCAGACATTCGACACCCATTGCTGATACAGCCGTCCTGCATCTTTACTGATCGGCTTGCCGTTCTCGTCGAGGTCGCCCCATGACATGAACTCCTCGACGTTCTCGATCTGAATGTAGTCGGGGTTGATAGCCTCGATGTATCGGAAGAGATGCTCGGCCAGCGTCCGGCTGTCGGCATCGCGGGGCTGGCCGCCTTTGGCCTTGCTGAAATTCGTACATTCGAGACTGGCCCACAAGACGACGAACGCATCGGGATATTGCCGCCGCATTTCGGCGATATGAGCTGTCAGCGGCGAGAGTTCCAGCGTGCGAATATCCTCCGTGAAGTGCAGCGCGTCGGGATGATTAGCGGCATGAGAGGCAATCGCATTTGCATCATGGTTTACGCACCCGATGACCTTTGCACATTGCCGTCCATCATGGCGAGCGTTCTCAACGCCGGTAGAGGTTCCGCCAGCTCCGCAGAATAAGTCGATGTATAGCAGTTTCATATCGCCTTATTTTTTGGTTTCGCATTCATTCCATCGACGTGCGATCTCTTCTCCGAGTTTCGTAGCGTCGGGTAGTGTTTCTTTGAAGTCGCGGTACAAATCGCGGCTGAATAGCTTTATTTGGCCGATAGGGATATTCCATCCGCAGTCGGGGTCTTTGATGCAGAGATCGACCCGTCCGTGATTATCATCCGGTATGCAGAGTAGTTTTACCCGTTGGGTATCGAAACTACCCTCGACGAACTGAAATTTTGGTTTGATCTCCATGACTATTCCTCCTCGATTCCCTCTTCAATTTCAAACTGCGCCAATGCCTGTTGGCAGCCGAAGCAGAAAAAGTCGTTGAGCGCATCGTAGATTGATTCGGGGATTTCATCATCTTCTTCAAAGTTCCCCTCGACGCACTCCGAGCTGCCATAATGTCCGATATGCCGTTCGGAATAGGTTTTGCCGTTGATCGTTACATCGGTTTTCCAACCGTCAGCGGTGATTTCGATACTGATTTTATTCTCTTTCATAGTTGCGTTGAATTATTGATTATTACATATCCCTGCCGTCCATGAATTTACCGAGGCCGAACCACACAAAGGATTTCTCCCAATGGCGTTCCCCGACATACCGGATGATCGACCAGCGCGTAACGACCATGCGTGGGTAGGTGTCTGTCTTGGGGTCGTACCCCTTTCCGATCCTGATGTACTCTTTCCCGTTATCGCCGCGAAAGAGCATGAAAAACTGCGATTTCAGCGGGCTATTGTCGTCCACCCATGCGCAGATGAGGATGCGCCAGCCGCGAAATATTTTCCTGATAGCTCCTATGTGAATCATGATTAACTATATCTTACTTGTGAAACATTTTCGCAACGCACCCACATCGGGTCGTCTGCATCAATTCCGCTGTCATCGCATAAGGCAAATAAGCGTTCGGGAAAGTTGCATGATATGACTTTATACCAGCTTCCTCTGTATTCTGCGATCATGCCTGCGCAAAATCGTAGTGCGTCAAATTCGTCTTGTGTCATGGTATCGGTTATTTCACGATTTTATCCGGTTTGCAATCAAATTCCCAATCTACGTCAGTCCCGTAGCAGGTGTGGATTTCTCCGATGTTCATCCCGCATCCGATTTTTGCCATCTGCACGGCCTCTTTGCGAGTGTGGGCGCGAATCTCGAAAACGCCGTCGAAAATGAATCGGGCCTTGACTTTGTAAATCCGCTTTTTCGGCTCTTGCGGATAGGTTTTGAGCCGCGCTTTCAGCCTGCGGATCGTTGCCCGCGCTTCGGCTCCCTCTTTGGAGGCTTGGATGTCGGGCATCTTGCCCTCCAATTCGGCGATGCGTCGCTCGATTGCCTCCCGTTTTAATTTTACTTCTGTCCCCATTGCGTTGAATTTTGTGTCTTTGCTCTGTTTTCTGCGATATGCCGCATTATTTCGGATTATCCGACCATCTTATCGCCGTTACCTGAAACTCGCGGCAAATCGCCTTAATTTCATTTGTCCCGATAGGTCTCATTCTTGAAAATGATGACTTCGAGCATCTCGTTGAATCGGTCTGCGATGCGGTTGCCGTACTTCTCGCGGATTTGCGATTTCGTGAGATTGGTCGTGATGAACGTGAAGAGCTGCATGTTGTAGCGATATTCGAGCATATCGACAACCGGATTGAGGATGTTCCCATAGTCGAGAACCTCTATCGGTTCGCGCCCCATGTCCTCAATGGCGATCATCGGCATATTGCGTAGGTTACGGAATGCCTCGAAATCCTTTGCGAGCATAACTACCTCCTTTGCATCGACGATCCGAATACCGGCCCGTTTGCCCTCGAAATGCCCTATGTCGTTGAGCCAATTCACCGCCGACTGAAAGGCATACAGGAGAGTTGTTTTACCATTGCCGGGTACGCCGCAGAGCATTACCCCGAACTTGGCATCGTCGCGGATCAGGAATGCGGCCAGCCGTTCGATGTTGGTTTTGGTCGCCTTGTCCTCGATGAACCTGCGGTGGCGGTATTCGACTTCCGCCTGATATGCTGCCAGCAGAATGTCCGCTGCCTGCTTCAAGCTCACCGACCACTTAAAATTTCCCCTCGTAGTCTTCCGGGCGAGTAGCTGTCGCCTCAGTCCCTCGACGTTTATCACATGATCTTTGTTGATTGATCCCATTTCGTTTGTTGTCTTCTTTTTGCCATGTTGCCACCGCCGCACGCCAGTTTTTCATCTTGTTTTTGCCGACATACCATCCCTTGCTCTCGTAGAAGTTCACGAATCGCTCGGCATCCACCGTGTACCCCTTTTCCCTGATATAAGAATCAACCTCCTCGATAGAGGGCGGGGAAAAGCGTTTTTCGCTTTTTCCACTTTTCCCCTCTCTATTGTCTTTTATATTCTTATTATTCTTATCTTCTGTGCAGGGATCGTTGCACCCGTCGTTGCAGGGGTCGTTGCTGCCCTCGTTGCATCCTGCTGTGCTATTCTGCTGGTAATCATCGTAATTAACTATCGTAATCATCGTTGCACGGGTGGCAGGGTGTTTCGCGCGGCTTATCATCTGATCTGCTTCGAGGAGAGATAGAAATTTGAGGATGGTATGCTCGGACGGCTTGCGCTGCACCCCGTTGTCATCTTTGTATGCCCACCGCTCGCGGAGATAGTGGACGGATGCGATCAATTGCCCCCGTTTGATGGTTACGAGGTCTGATCCAACAAGGCGTTTGCTATCTCTCCATTCGGCGAGCATCAGCAGGTCGATCCACCACTTCAATTTTCGCGGATCATTCCATATCCAATGCTCCCGAATGGTTTGATATATTTTTATCCATCCTCCCATCATCTATTTCCCCACGAAAGCAAAGTAGATTTCAGCGAATTGTTCACCTGCGTATTTCGCCAGCGCGGACGATTTGAAGCAAAGGCGAGACCCGATATACGCAGTCGTATTCGAGGGCGTGCCATTCGAAGTCGCATACGCAAAACCGGCATCCGAGCCGTTATGCGCAGAACCGCCGAACAGGACAACTTTCTTGCGCTCCTCCTTGTCCATCTTGGCGATCTCCTCCTTGGTGTAGAGCCAAAACCACGGGAAGTAGCGGTATTCGTCCTCGGTGAACTGCGGTGTCCAACCCTCGTTGAGAGCGGCGGTAATGATGCGGAGTTTGAGGTAGGCTACGAGATCGGAGCTAATATCCGAATCGTCTTCGAGGAACAGATGCCGTTTGTGGTATTCTTTTACGAGCGGATGGTGCTCGCCGAGTTCCTTGAATGCGTCATCAAAGGTCTTGATGCGCTCCATGATGTTTTTCGGGCGGAACATCTCCTTGCCGAAGAGATTTTCGAGCATCTTCTTGTTATCGGCATTGCCTTTCTTGTAGGCATCGAGCAGGTTGTTTTTCTCGATGTAAATATTGTTTCCGTTCATTTTCAGTATGTTTTTTAATTCGTCTTGCGTAAAACATTTCGCGCATTCCATGATGAAGTGCGACAGATGCGCTTTGTCGCACCAATATCCGAGGCGGTTGCAGTCTGCGATATTCCTGACATCACGGTAAATCGTGAGTTCGACGAATATCTGTCCCTCTTCCTCCTTGCGGGTCTTGTCCTGCTTTACTATCAGCATTGCATTCGATTTTTTAATCACTCATATCGACATGGTGTACATTCTTGCATTGATCGCAGATATATACCACATCGTTACACCGATACAGGTATTTGGAATTATCGAACTTCCGCCGGATATGCCCGGCTTCCCTACATTTTTTTAGTTCGGAAGCATTAAAATCGAGTTGCCATCCGAGGTCAGTATATCCCTTTGGCAAGACGAATTTGTTTCCGTTAGGGTTTGGTATTTTTTTCATTCTCAATTTTCTTTAATCGTGGAATAATCCTTTTTGTCAGTCTTACGGCATTGATGAGCCGCGTATTTCCGCTGTCTATCTGCACGTTTTCGAGTATCTGCGGCAGGTAGCGGATCAGCGTTGAAACTATATCGTTCGGCACGGGTCGCATATCAGTAGGGCATTTTATCGAGATTGACCTCCAATCCTGCACGGGCGATATATGCCGGTTTTCCGGCGATTTGCCGAACTTCTTCGGCGAATCCTTTGGCATTGCTGTTGCCGTCGGAGAGATGCAGTAAAATCACCTCATTTGCCGCCGATAGGTCGGTCGTCCGCAAAATCTCTTTCGTCGTCTGCAATTCCATGTGCGAACCCAGCAGCCGTCCCCGCATGGCGGGAGGCATCCGCCCACTGTCGATATTGCGCTGCAAGATTGCATCGGAGTAGTTCGCCTCGATCATGATGTGATTCAGGTTCGGCAGCCGGTATTCCAGCATCATCGTATCGGTGATGAAAAGCAGGCGTCCCATCTCCTGATGCTCGATGACGAACCCGACGCACGGCACATCGTGGACGACCGGCAGTACGAAGACCTTGAAGCCTCCCACTTTGTAGCCGTGCATCGGTTCGATTATCTTGCAGAATACGCGATTTCTCGGATTGGCGGCGTCGAATACATCGGCGAGAGCCAGTACGCGGATGCCGCAGGTGAGAAAGTCGTTCAACGACCTTGCATGATCTTCGTGTCGGTGAGATACGAGGCATCCTACCACCTTGCCGAGCTGCCAGCCGAGACCCTTTTTGATGTCGCGCATCGGTATTCCCGCCTCGACGATCAAAGTTTCATCGGCCGCTTCGAGGATGTAGCAGTTGCCCCGTGATGAACTCCCCAAACATTTCAAGATCATACTCTCGTGCCGTCAGATCAGTATTCAGGTGCAGGAGCGGGTGCGGCCTGCTCCGATCCGGTTTCCTTGACTTCCCCCGTTTCCGTATCGACCTCCTCGTATTCCGTTGCCGAGAGATCGACCGTCTGCGCTGCGGCATTATCGAGCGTGTCGTTGCGGTTCGACATGGCCTCATCCTCGACATCGTGAGCCATCGCGTTCTGCATCTCGACGGAGAGATAGCCGTATTTCGACAGCAGGCGGCGAATCACCGTTTTCAGAGCCATGTCGTTGAAGTTGCCCTCCCATCCGACTTTCTTGCCGATGATGCCGTCGTTGGCTTTGGCGATGAGCTGCGCGACGGTCGTTTCTTTCTTCACGGAGGGAGAATACCGCTTGGCGTAGGCGGCCATATCCTCGACGGTTACATAGAGCGTCTTGGAAAAGCCGTTGAGCAGCTCGAAATAGCAGAAGTAGCCGATGATCTTGTCGGAGGTCTTTTCGCCGTCGAAAGCGATCTCTCCCGTGAGCTTGTTCACCTTGCGGACTTCGCCCTCATAGACTACATCGGCATTGATCGTCCGGTACTGCCCCGTTCGCATGGCGAGCTGGATATAGCCCTTGTAGCCGGGGATGAACGTCGGTGTAGGGACTTTGACCCATGAGCCGTCAGCCTGTTTTACCGAGTTGTTGTAAACCACGATGTAGGCGAAACCGAGGGCCTTGTTCAGAGGCAGGCGGAGGGTCGCCGCGCGGAGTGCTTCGGCGATGACTACCGAGGGCTTACAGGTCTGCAACGACCGGTCGCCCGTATAGAGGTCGATGAGCGATGCGACGAACGTATCCTTGTGTTCGCCGAGGGCGTTCTTGAACTGCTCCTGTACCGACGGAGCATTGATTGTTGCTTTGAGCAGATCGACGGGGCGATCCTGCTTTGCTATTGCTTGATTCATTGTAAAGTTGATTTTGAATGTTAATTTTCTGCGAGTTTTTTAAGAGCGGCGAGTTTTGCACCGAGAGACACGACTTCTGCCATGTTGGGCCGTTCGATGAATACGGACATGCTTTCGATCAGCCTTTTGCCGCTTCCCATGATCGCTATACATTGGGTAGTCATGTCGCTGTCTTGCGGCTTCTCGTTTACGAGGAGGATGCAAGACCTCTCATCGCCCCCCCCTCCGGCATCAGTGTTTCGATCTCTTTTACCATCTCCTCCACGCGGAGGATAAATGCGCTTTTCTGTTCTTCGGTTTTCATAATTGCGTTGAATTTTAAGTGAATGATTATTAGTTGAAAAGGCTCTGCGGTTGAGCCGGTTTCCCGTTGTGTTTGATGACGAGCTTGTCGTCGAGCGATACGAACAGGCGGATAACCTGCGATTGTGTCGGATGCAGGGTATTGACGCTCTCCGAACCATCGGCGAAAATCGGGGCGGAAATGCCCTCGAAACGGCATATCGCGTTGATGATGTCGATACCCGCGTTGAATTGCCCTGCGGTATTGGCATCGGAGAACGGCACGCCGTTCACCATTGCTTCGCACGTTTCCACTTCACCTCCGTTGATCTGTGTCTCGAAGAGGCGGAACTTCACGAAGTCGAACAGCCCGTTGATCTTGCTTTCGATGGCCTCCGTGCGGGCTTTCGAGAATGCCGCCATCGTGAACTCTATGCCCTCCAACTGCGCGAGTTCTTCCGACTGCATCCGGAGGGATTTTTCGAGTTCGGCGATGCGCTGGTTGTTCTTCTCGATCTGCTCGCGCTTCATCTGCCGCGATTTGAGCGTGTCGATTCCGGCGACGAGCGAATTGCGGCCCTCGCGCAAGAAATCATCCTCTGCGGCAGCTATGGGCTGCGAAACTTCCTTTTCGAGTTTTGCGATTTGCTCTCCGAGTGCTATATACTCGGTATTGGCCGCGATGGTCGGGGTGGCGTCGGGTTCGATGAGTTTTGCCGTGAGGATGCCGCTCGTTTCGATTTCGGAGATGATAGATACCTGCTCGGCGATCTTTTCCTCGATTTCCCCGATATATTGATTCACCTCCTCCATGCGGAGTTTGTTCTCCTTGCCGCGACGATTGTTCTCTTCGAGGTCGGCGGCATTCCGGCGATTGAAGTTTTCGGTGATCTCCTGCTGGCGGCTCTCGATCTCCTCGATCTCGAAACGGCGCTTGCAGGTCGGGCAAATAAACTCGTTCTCATCGAATACGAGCTTGCGGGCATTGATTGATTGCCATTGCTTGATAAGCTCGGCGCGGCGATCGGTGCATACCTCTACCTCTCGGCGGGCATTGGCGAGGTCGCGCTCGGCGGCGGCTTTGTCGCGCTTCGCCCGCTCCAAATCCTCGGCAGCGGCCCGCTGCTTGGCCTTGTCGGAACGGTAGAGGGC